GCCGGAGCCAAAAGTAATATAGATGCGGCAGCAGGAATTGTTCCCGGTATTTGTTTATTTAAAGGAGGTTCTAAAAACATTAAAAGAAAAATAAAAAATATCACTAAACAATATAAGAAGATGAAAAGAGGAAGCAAAAAAATGAAAAGTCTTAAAACGCGCCTTAGAAGTAGAATGGCTTCTAGACATCTTTCCAGAACATTTTTAGGAGGAAGAACTAGACGTCACCGTAAACGCCATAGTCGTAGACAACGTGGAGGGTATGCTCAATATTTCAACAATTATCCTTATACGCCTTCCTATTCTCTAGGAGGAATTTTGCCTGCGAATGAATTAGCGCTAGCAAACCCTCCACCATTTAAACTACTATCCGCAGTGGTGGATAATTATAACCATTACAAGGGTGTGGGGGAACCTAGCAAAGGACATTAAATAATTTTCATGTATAAATTATATAAGTTATATAAGTTATATAAGTTATATTAAATATTTTTGATAAAGTTATAAACACGTAATACTATCTGTAATTTTTTATTTTTTAAATTTTAAAAAACAAGTGCCGGTTAAATACTTATCTTTAGGTTTTTCTTCTATGACTACTTCTTCTTCACACTCTTCATCTGAATCATATGCAATGCTTTTATCCGTTGAACTATTACTTCTTTCAGAAACAGATTTGTTCGTTTTTTTTATTAGATTACATTCTTTTTTTTCTGTTATTATTTGTTTTGGAGTAAATATAATTTGCCATTTACTTGTATCTGACGTATAAGATTCACTCGTTGTGTAAATTATTTTATAATTTTCTTTCTTGTAAAAGGTTTTTCTCTTACGCCATTGGTTTTGAAATAATTCATGACTATCTATAATATCAACAACTATTGGACTACTATGTTTCTCTCTAAGAATTCGACCTACACTTTGTTCTATATCTGTTTTTGGTGTGGCCATAATAAGGGTTGTTAACGTTTTAATGTCAAGAGCCTCTGCGGCCATAGAATAAGTTGCGATGACTACCTTTTTGCTCTCAGTTTCTTTTAATGCCGCTTCTTTCATTCCACCAACATAATAACCGACTGTTGCTATATTTCTGTGCGAAATTGCGTCGTGTAAATATTTTAAAACATTTTTATTATGTGCTAGAATCATGATTTGCTGATTTGGGTTTGTCTCAAGCATATTAGAAAGAACCTTCAAAATAAATTCGCTTCTTCTATTATATTCACATAATTTTGAAATCATTGAACTATATGCTGGATTCCCTCTAAAGTCCGTCTTTACTTCATTAAATTCTTCGTCATCTACTTCATATTTAATTGCGTGAACTATAACATTCATAGGTTCATCTCTCTTACCTTTAAAAATAACCTCACCTAAAAACATCTTAAATACTTTGGTTGTTCCATCTTTTCGGTTCATTGTGGCACTTAGTCCAAGCATATATTTTGTTACTAATTTGAATAAAGAGTTCGAAAAAACCTCGCTAGAAATGTGATGGACTTCGTCTATGATTGTAAGACCGAATGTTTCAAAAGTTTCACTTGGATATTCTTTCATAGAGAGGCTTTGTAACATACCAATAACTATATCTTTATCCTCTATATCAATTATTTGTCCCTGAATTTTACCAACGCGCGCTTTCGGAAGAAATTGTTGTATCCTCTCTATCCATTGATTCATTAAGAACTCTTTATGAACAATTACTAGTGCTTTCTTTTTGAGTTTAGATAATACATATAATGAAGCCGACGTTTTCCCCCACGCGCAAGGCAACTCTAATAAACCGCCGCCATATTTAACGTCATTACAATGTTGGATAAATTTATTGACAACCGGTTCCTGATAATCACGTAATATCCCGGCAAACTCCAAATTTATATCTGTTCCTTCATTCACTTTATATTGTTTAGGAGGACCAAAGTTTTCTACACCATAATAATGTGGCACGTAAAATTTATTTGCTGACTCACGATAAGCCGGAAACGATTTTTGGTTATCATTCATAGGCGACCCCATAACAAATGGTTTAATAGTTAAATCATTTCTTATTTGTTTTTGTTTCTCAACAGTAAGTTCATTTTTAGATATTGTGTATCCTTTTTGTCCAAGATAAGCATTTATTTCCATTTTTAGATTGTATTTAATATTATTTAGTGAATTATGTTTATATCCTTTTGATAAAGGTTTTTATGTTTATCGTATATTTTTACTCTATATTTTTTACTCTATATTTTTTACAGATTTCAAGTTTTTAGTTGTATAAATAAAAAATCTATGGTTATGATATATGGAAAGTTTTTCAAGTTTATTTAAAAAGGAGAATAGAACTGAACTTGTCTTAGTTATATTGTTTATTTTATACTTAATTTTAGGATTTAAAACACCGGAACCCATTGCGAATCTTATTGACACATTAGCAGGAAAAATTGTTATTTTTATAATTGTAATTTATTTATTCATGCACACACATCCCTTTTTAGCAATATTAGCGGTATTTGTTGCTTATAATTTAATTCGTAGGTCTTCCATGATAACAGGTTTAGACGCTCTTCAAAAGTATGCGCCATCTGAAGAAAAAAAATCCTCTCAATTTACAGCGTATAACCAATTCCCTTATACTTTAGAACAAGAGGTTGTGGCAAAAATGGCTCCTATAGCGCAGTCCGGTTATTCTATCAATCAAGCATCATATAAACCACTATTGGATAATCTCCATGATGCTTCTTCTATTTAAATAATAAAAATAATGTGTTAAATTTTATTATTTAAGATTTAAGGTTTTATATTTAAGATTTAAGAAATAGAATATTTAAGTATTTGTTTTTGCTATTGTAGGCATTTGAATGTTAATTTTACCGGTAGTTACGTAAGCGTATAACAAATTAAATATAAAAAATGTAAAAATAAATAAAAGACATCCTATAATTACTTGGAACAGTATTTTGAAAAATTGACTATTTATTGAACCAGTTAAATTATATGATGAAGGGTTTTTAGCATACTCTACAGGTGTCTCTTCTTTTGATGAACCGGTTGGTTTACAAGATATGTATATACCACTGCTTTTAACTTTGTTATTAGGTCCTATTTTATTGAAAAATAAGTTGTTGCCTGGGGTTGGGAGAGGAAAAGGATCTATTATTTGTCCTAAAGTATTTAAAATAGAACTGTTTAATGGAATAGCATATAAATTACCGAATACAATCCAATTCGTTGTATCATTTGTGTAACTATAAAATGGTTTCATTGGAATTATTTTTTGCAAAGTGAAACCGGATATATTTAAGTTGGTTGATTCATCTTGTGCTGGAGCATTTGTTGCTACATCTTGAATAATATCACTTATAAAATTTGTGGCTTCGGTTGTTTCACTTGATGAAATGATTGGAATTGCTACACTTAATAGATTGCCTCCAGTTGCTGGTGAATGCTCTATAATAATTTCGGCGTTTGAATATGAACTGTCGAATGTATGAATAGACGGAGATACAATCATTATTTTGCTTACATTATATTTTTGAGTATTATATGTAACTGGTGGTTCACGTGATCCGTCAACCGTTAAACTAATCATAACGCCTTCATTTGTTGCCGTTAAATTACTTTCGGGATACGAAAAACTATATGCACATTTCAAATCACAAGGCCCATTTATATTTTTGGATGTTATATTAATATTTTGTGTGGTCATTAATATAACTATATAAATAAAAATATTAATTTATTTATATAGAATGAATTTAACTAAAGGAAAAATAACTAAATTATACAATAAAAAAAGACAAACTTTAAAAAGAAAAATAAATAAAAAAAAGAGTTCAAATAAAAGCAAAACATTTAGAAGAAACAGAAAAATTAATTTAGCGAGAAAATCTTTGAAAAGATTTCATAATAAAAAAGTTGGAGGAGGTGAAGATGAAGATAAAAAAAAAGGTCAAGGTGAAGATGACGGTAAAAATGACGTTGTGGATGTTAATGATATTAAGTTAGAAGAGGAAAACAATGAACTGGTAAATAATGCTATAAATACTACTACAACAGATCCTGAATTACTTTCTAATGACTCAAATATAAACAACAATGCTCTAGAAACTTATGAACTACCATCAGCAAACGCATCGGCAGCAGAAGAAGCGGCGACAGTAGACGCATCGGCAGCAGACGCATCGGCGACAGTAGCCGCAAATGACCAAACAAATAAAAAAGAAACAGAAGAAGCAGAAGCAGACTTAAATGGAGAAGCACAAACAGCAATTCCAGTAACAGAAGCAGCACTAACCGATTCTAAAACAGAAGAAATAAAAAATGAAATAGTAAAGGATGCTTTAAGAGATAATACAAATCCTGAATTTGCGTCTTCTGATGTAGTTGCTCTAGAAAATGCTGTAGTAACAGAAGCAGTAACAGAAGGACAACCAGTAACAGTAACAGAAGCCGTAACACAAGTAACACAAGGACAACCAGAAGCAGTAACAGAAGCCGTAACACAAGTAACAAAAGGACAACCAGTAACAGTAACAGAAGCACCAATTCCAGAAGCACAAACACAAGTAACAGTAACAGAAGCACAAACAGCAATTCCAGTAACAGAAGCAGCACAAACAGCAATTCCAGAAGCACCAGTAACAGAAGCAACAATTCCAGTAGCAGAAGCACCAATTCCAGAAGTAACAGAAGTACCAGCAGAAGATCAATCACTTGTAACTCAAGTAATGCCACCACCAGAAAAAGCACCTAAACCTAATCTATCTGGCATGTCTGTTCCACCTGACCAACAAAATGATAAACTAAGTCAAGCAATTGACACTGTAGTTGATTACATTGCTGATAAAGTATCTGAAAAGGTTAATATTAACGTTTCTAGTTCAGGTTACCAATCTCAAAACGCTTTTGATGCATTACCTGTAATGACAGAAACAATGGCATCATCAAAGGGAACAACAACTGGAGGCAAAAAGCGAAAAACCCGCAAATTTAAATTAACCAAAAAAAATAAAACAAGAAGCAGAACTTAAATAATATAAAATAATAATTCATTATAAAATTATTTTATACAAAAGGCAAATACTTAATGGTATCATTATCGTAAACCGTTACTTTATAGGTTTCATTTACACCTTCAATATAGACCTGGTCTCCCGTATAAAGTTTATCACACCCATTCTCATTCGTACAACTTCTACCAGCACGCGATATTGGTAATTTAACATTGTTGTGCTGATTACTTGTAGAATAATATTGCCATTTATCTCTATTCGTAAATAGCGGGCGACCCATCAACGGTATTATACTATCTTTACTAGACCCATTTGCAGGCGTTAAAATACCCAATTGTCTATATGCGGTATCTACAGCCCCTACATTTGTAGAAATATTAATGGGAACCGTGCCAGGAGGAACAGCATTAAAACCTGGAATAAAATAACGTTCGTCTCTTAAAGGCGGCGCATAAGGATTCAATAATGGGTCCCCAGGCAAATTTGTATAAGGCCAACTAGGCATTAAACCAGCGAACCACCCACCGCTATCCTCTCTTTGGGTTTCTTTGATAACTATTTTTTCGGAGGGTTTGTTGTTTACAGTTATGTTTTGACCTTTAACATTACTATAAATTAAATACCCAATAATAAATAAACAAATAAATAAGAAAAACATGGAATAATTCTCAATACATATAACACCTGGAGGACACTTTTTCATATTATATTATGATATTATTAAAATATAAGATGACAAACAAAAATCATATGATAACTTATTGTTTTTGTTGAGTTCCTAAATTACCAGACATTTTTTTTGCCATATCTAATAGTCCTTCCATTCCGCTACCACCTTTATCCATGCTTGTCATCATCTCTTTTGCCTTTTCAGCCATAGGCAACATTTTGTCAATCATGGGCGCCATGGATTTCATAGATTCGGCTAATTGCATTTGTTGTTTCATTAATCGTTGTGTATCTTCCGTTAAATTCTTTATTCCATCGCTTCCTAAGATTTTATTTAAATCATCATAAGCGTCTTCGATTGTTGCAGCGTAATCTATTTTTGAAGTTGCGTTTTTCTTACGCCCAACTTCAAATCCTGATTTTTCATCGTTCACATTTGAAGAAACTACTGGGTCTTCTTCAACCGTAGGTTCTTGTTTGTTATTGTCCATCTCGGGTTCTTCCTTCACTTCTTCTTTTTTATTCTCCATACCTTCAACGTTATAATTTAGTTGGTTCATAGCAAATAAATTTACTATAAAAAGAGGAATACCTAAAATAATAATCATATTTTTACTAAAGTATCTAACCAAAACGGCTAATACTATGAAAAATAATACATTGTTAAATTTACCCATAACCATATATCCGATTACATTCAAAAAAGCCATAAGTGAAACGATTTTTAAAACCCATTTATTCGTCAATATTTTAGATACAGTGGAATTGAGGTTCATTATATATATCATATTTAAAAAAAAATTGAAAAATTTTAAATATAGTTACTATTAATAATATTAACAATACTAACAATATTAATTTTTAAAATGCCTATTTCAATTGTGAATGAATCTGATTCTAATTCCGAAACCGAGTTAGAATATTTATTAGAAGACCATGAAAATGCGGACTATGAAACTATGTATGAACCTGAAGAAAGTTCCCTAACAAAATATAATATAGTTCTGTGCGAATTATATAATAATAAACTACACGGTAATGCGAATAATAATATAAATTATCATTATTTGGTGCATTCGCGTTTTAAAAATTTAAATATGAATATTATAAATGAAACAAGTATCAATCGCAAATTAGATTATTTTATTTTATCCGCAACAGAATCAAATAAAATAAACAATAACCGCATTAGAAATTATAAAAATATCATTACCAGTGAACGCTATATTAAACCGGAGATAGCGCAATGTATTTATTTACCAACACAGGAATGCGTTGCTATTTTAAAAACATTTTGGATTCGTTTAATTCAACGTAAATGGAAAAACATTTTATCCGAAAGGAAAAGAGTATTGGAAAAGAGGAACAATATAATTTCCATCGTATATAGAGAAATTTATGGCACTTGGCCAAACGGTTGTTTACGTTATCCGAGATTGCGTGGTATGCTTTCAAATCTTATGTCGTAGGTTTATTGACTTTTAGTGGAACTTCTTCTGCTGGAACTTCTTCTGCTTGTAGCAGAATGCCTTCGACTTGTGGACCGTCGTTGACTTGACGCAGGGGTCGATAGTGTAGTAATTTTTCTTCTTTGTGTTCTTTTGTTATAAACAAACCCACCACGTTGCTTTCTTAATTTTTTAGTTTTTCTGGTTTTTTTGGATTTTCTTAATTTTTTAGTTTTGCTTAATTTTCTTAATTTACCGCCTCGACGAACAGGTTTAAATTCTAGTTTATCATTATTTACGTCATAATATAATTTATCATTTATATAGTTTTGAACGCTTTCTAAATACATTTTTATTTCCGATCTATTTAATTCTTGGGGGTTTAAACTATTTTTAACTCCATCAAATAAACCTTTTTCTTCATTTGATATATTTGTATTAGTTAAACCTTTGTTTGAAAGTTCAATTATTTGTTCTACACTCAAATCATTTGTTCCACCGGAATTATTATTGATTTTTAGCATTGGATATCTAGATGAAGAATTAGTACCATTATTACTACCATTATTCGTGCCATTATTATTGCTATCAAGCATAAACTCTATTTCCTTAATAGATTGATTAATTGTTTCAATTGCTCCATTTACATTACTTTCATTTTTATCATCTCCCGCAAATAAATCATCTAGATTATTGGTTAAGTCAGTAATTATATTATTAGCAGCGTCTATTTTTGTTTGTAAAGCAAGGTTTTTCGCTTTTAGAGTTTCATTTTCTGATTGCAAACTATCAATTTGTGTCTGCGTGTTTGTTTTATTATCATTGCATTCTTGTAACTGACTTGTTAACTGTTCGATTTCTGTTTGTAATTCTGTAATTCTGGCTTCATTTTGTGATAAAGTTGTGTTTTTTTGTTCTAGTTCTTGAGCAGCAATTTGTTGTACTTCATCAATCTGTCTTTTTCTTTCGTCTAATGATATATTTTGGTTAGATAAGACCTCGTTAATTTTTTTAATTTCTGCATTTAGGGTTTCATTTTCTGCCGCAAGTCTGTCTTTTTCTTCAGTTAAAGCATTTAATCGGTCGGTTAATTCCTTATTGGCGTTTTGTAAAGTAGCAATTTGTTCTTTTAATCCGGCAATTTCAGCAGTGTTACTTTGAATTGAATTATCATTCGTTTTAGTCTGATTTTCTAAACTGGATAATCGGTCTTTTAACGCTTTTATTTTTTCTGCTAAAGCTCTAATACGTTGATTTATTTGCTGTAAATTACCCAACAATTGTTCTCTGAATTGACTCTTTTTTCCAATATTTTGTTTAATTATTTCGTTCTTATTACTAAGATTTGTAATAATTTGATCAAATCTGGATACTAAATCTTCACTCATATATTAAATATATATAAATTATTTTTATAAGTCATTTATAATAGTATCTGTGTTTTCAATAATTGAATTTAACCCTTTCTTAATAGAATTTATTTCACGCATTATTTTGGCTTGCTCCACCTTAGCATCTTCTATATTATGCTTGCTGATTTTTTCAGTAATGGCTAAATCATTCATATATTCGTTTAATAATTGGAGGGCTCTAATTTGGTCCTGTTTTTGTTGAGAAATATATTTATAATACGTCGCATAATCATTTCTAATATCGTGTAAAAAATCGTTGTTTTTTGAGATAAAACGGATTTTTTTTTGTTTGTCAAGCAACATTCTACTTTTCGCCTCAATAACCTCTTGTAACTGTATAAATTGCTGCTCTTTTTCGGTTAATAATATTTTAATCGGAATTATATCCATTCTTAAAATAACCGATTATTTTAATATTTAAAAAATAAATTTAAAATCTTTGTAATATTATATTTAGGATGTCAAAAACACTAATAGAACCTTTGCTAGCGCCAGACGATAATAGATTTGTAATGTTTCCGATTAAATATCAGGATATATGGGATATGTATAAGAAACAAGTGGATTGCTTTTGGCGAGCCGAGGAAATCGATTTAACGAAGGATTTTAGTCAATGGGAGACCTTAACTGCGGACGAGAGACATTTTGTTTCGATGATTCTTGCGTTTTTCGCTGCGAGCGATGGAATCGTTTTGGAAAACCTGGCTTCACGTTTTATGAATGAAATACAAGTTTCCGAGGCTAGAGCATTTTACGGTTTCCAAATTGCGATGGAAAATATACATAGTGAAACGTATTCTCTCTTAATTGAAACATATATTAAAGATAAAGTAGAAAAGAACCGTCTTTTCAATGCTATAGAGCATTTTCCCTGTATCAAAAAGAAGTCCGATTGGGCGCAAAAGTGGATTCATGATAACCGCAGTAGTTTCGCTACACGTTTGGTCGCGTTTGCCTGCGTAGAAGGTATCTTTTTTAGCGGCGCATTTTGTAGTATTTTTTGGTTGAAGAAGCGTGGTCTTATGCCCGGTCTCACTTTTAGTAATGAATTGATTTCCAGAGATGAGGCTTTACATTGTGAATTTGCCGTCCTTTTATATTCAAAGATGGTGAAAAAATTGGACAAATCGCGTATCCATGAAATCATCAAAGAGGCCGTTGAGATTGAAACCGAATTTATTTGCGATGCGTTGCCGTGTCGTTTAATAGGAATGAATTCTGAATTGATGACACAATATATTCAGTTTGTTGCTGACCGTTTATGCTTACAACTTGGTTACAAAAAAATTTATAATGTCAGCAATCCGTGTCAGTTCATGGACCTAATAAGTCTCGAGTCAAAAACAAATTTTTTCGAAAAAAAAGTAGACTCTTATGCTCTGGCAAATAAAGATACAACCGACGCTTTTGAAATGAGCGAAGATTTTTAATAAGAATAAAATGCCTTTGGTGTATTTTTTATCCAGTAATCCAATTCTTCTTTTGTGATATGTGGTTGCCAACGTAAAATATTGTCCTCCGTAAATTTATAGTCGTCTTCTATTCCTTCATAATAATCGTCGTTTAATATATATTTTGCGATGAATTGCGCGTTTACTTTTTGCGTATGTAAAATCGTTAGAAACCTTAGACCCATTGTATTCCTCTCTAATTCCTCTTGCGAATATTTATTTTTATTTTCTTTTTTACGTAAATCCTCATTCGTTATGGTGAAGTTTGACGTCAATTGTTCCACTTCTGGGTCTTTTTTATAGTCCATATATTATTTATTGTGGCGGACTTTAAATAGGTTATAAATAAATATACTTTATTGTGTTATAAATTATATTTAAAATTGAAATAAATTAAATATAATTACGTCAAAGTATAATGTATTTAATGGAAAATAACACGCAAGTTAAGCAATTAAGATATGGTACAACTGTAATTTGTAATGGAAAAATTGGAAAAATTAAATCTATTTCAAACACAGATAACGTAAATGTACAACTATTAAAAGACAACTCAATAATATCTATTGAAAAACGCGCTCTTAAAATTGTTCCTCATGGCAAAAATGAATTAATAAAATACAACAATGTATATTACGTTATTGGTGATATTTCAGTAGATATTAATTTACCTATATATCATCTGGAATACGTAAATTCTGGCAAGTCAAAAAAGAAATGTTGTTTGAAAATATCATCAATAGATAAAAATATTACTAGCATTGATAAACAACAGCAAGATAAGACTATTGCATATTTGAAATTTATTGATAGACATAATTCAACAGTTAATTATTTAAATAAAAAAACTGGAAAACTATTTGAAAAGATTGATTACAAAACAATTGACATCGACATGAATACTTTATTGAACCGTTGTAAATTAAGAATAAATCAATTAGATAAAATATGCAATACTATGAAAAAATGTCAGGATTTAAATATTCAAATTAAATTTATTATAATAAATCCATTTAATTTTATTACTCAAGATTTTCAATTAATATCTTATAAAAAGGCTGAAACCATATGCAATGATTATTCATTAATAATTGATTTTAAAATTAAATTAGAGAAGTGGACTTATAATATGTTTTTAATGGAAAAAAATACATTTTATATACCCAAGTGGTTATATGAAACCGAAATTAAAAAATTTTGTTCAATTAGACAAGAAAACCCCATAAATTTTAAAAATTTTATAAAAACTATAATTATTGAAAAAAAAATAAATAATGAGGTTTTTATAACGACTAATTATTTGTTAGAAATTGAAAAAAACATGTCTGACTTAATGATGGAATTATTTGACAAAGACTTGTATGACGTAAGCGACAATGAAATGAACGAATTAATTAATTTATATGAAGAACAAACCAAAAAAAGGTTAAGTAACGATACGTTTTCTTTGGAACCTGAACAAAAAAAAAGCGTTATTAATTCAATTAAAAATAAGTTTTCAATTATAACTGGTCCTCCTGGAACAGGGAAAACGGAAATTTTAAAATGTATAAATTTTGTTTTATATGAATTATATAAAAAAAATAAAAAATCTAATCAAAGTGATGAAGAAGAAAACATTGATGGAGAAGAAGAAAACATTGATGGAGAAGAAGAAAACATTGATGGAGAAGAAGAAAATATATCGGATGATGAAGAACTTGAAAGCATTAATTATGATATCTCGGAATATAATGATACTTCTGAAATTTGCATTGATTGTTTTGATGAAAATAAAAATAAATTCGTAAACCCAAAAACAATCGGACTAATGGCGCCAACTGGATTAGCATTTATCAATATGCAAAAAAACCAATTAGGAAAACATTATAATAAGGAAATCTCCGGAACATGTCATAGATTATTATATCATACAATCCCAAATATAATGAGACATAAAAATCCTAACTATTGTGATTGTGAAGATAAGTGTAAATATAATATGGAACTAAAAATGATACAACTTGATGAATCATCTATGTTAGATACATTTGTTCTTTACGATTTATTAAAAGTATGTAAATATTTTAATGCTAGGTTAATATTACTGGGTGACGTTGAACAGTTACCATCAATTGGACCTGGTAAAGTATTAAATCAATTAATAGAGTCTGAAGTATTTTCAGTAACAAAATTAACTAAAATAAAAAGGCAGAATTCAGGAGCACTAGTCAATAATATTTTAAAAATGAGTAAAAATATTGTTCAAATATCTGATTTTATTGACGATACAATGATGTTAATTAATATAGATAAATACATTATAAATAAAGAAATAAATACAGATGAACTTGAAAATTTAATAAATAATTTTAATTTAAATAAAAATAACACAAAATTTATTACAGGATTTAATACAGACAAAAAAATATTTAATACTACAAAAATTAATAATTTAATTCAAAATAGATTTAATCCGGAAAATACTGATAGGGATTTCGATAACATTCCATCTAATAATAAATATCATAATAGTTTTATCTTCAGAGTAAAAGATAAAATTATAAGAACTGAAAATGATTATTCGTCAGAAAAAATGAGAGCAAACGGGGAAGAAGCACAAATATTAAATTTTGATGGAACAAAAGTTACTATTCAATATTCAGGTGTAGAAGATAAACCAGAAAAAATAGGAATTGATGAGTTATACGAGAATTTTATATTGAATTACTGTGTTACTGTTCATAAATCGCAAGGAAGTCAATATGAAAATGTTGTGTTCTTTATTGAACCAGACCAAACCTTCACTGATAAAAAATCTATTTATACAGCAATATCCAGAGCAAAAACAAGATGTTTTGTTATTTCTAGAGAAAATGATTTTATTAATTTACAGAATAACTCTAAAAAAATTGATTTTAAAGTGTCTCTATTTATGAAAGAATCTGATAATTATGAATTTCCTAATTAACTTCGTACGTCCTTAGACTGGTTCCTTGTCAATAAAAACTTGCTTCGATATATTTTTTATTATTTTTTCTTCTTTTTCGTAATCGTTATCGCCAGAGCCGCCCATTGATTCAATAATAATCTTATTATATTGGTCGGAGAATTTGGAATGATAAGTATTACAATCTGGATGCTTTTCTTTAAATTTGGGTATTAAATTTTGATTCTTACAAGTCACTTTTCTAACAACCTTATGTAGTTTTTCTTTCTCTTCATCTTTTTCCCATTTATTCTCATCTTTAATATACATTGTTTCCCTCTTTTTATCCGTACAGTGAACGGGTCGTTGGGTAATATCAAGTTTTTTAAGGTTTTTAACAATTATATTTGAAATGCCTGCAACGTAACCTAATTCTCCGACACCTTCTAAGTCAGACAATTGTAATTTTATGGAATCAACAAAATCGGTAATATTCATAGCATCTTTACACGTTTCGTTTAAAAAGAAATTCAAGTTGAAGGCTTTGTTATGCGAGTTCGTATGAGTAGTAATATTATTATGAGTGCCATTTTTAATAACCTCCATCATCATATTTTGCTGTTCTATCATCATTGTTTTCAATTCTTTATTTTCATTAATTAACATCATAATTAAGTTTTTATCTGGGATTTCGTCATATTTTTCTTCATCCGTTTCACTTTCAGAATCTTTTTTTATTTTACATTTTTGTTTGTGTCTCCATAAACCGGTTCTATCTTTATATTCTTTGCCACAACTTTCACAGCAAATATTTGCCATTTTTTTGCCATTTTTGCCATTTTCAGTTGCTAAATTGTTGAAATTGCTGGATTTTATATGTTTTGTAGTAAGTAAATGTGTATCCCAGTTATATTTTTTATAGCATTTATAGTCACACGATTCACAATAAAATTTAACTGCCAGTGTTTTGCCATTTTCAGTTGCCGAAATGTTGCTAAACGTTGCCATAAAATAGGGAAAGAAAATATTTTTAAGTTTTAATTATAAAAATAAAAAAAAATTATCGTAACAAAATTGAAAAACTTTTTTCAACAACCAGACCATAAAAATTTTTATGGTCACAAATTTTGTTTTTGAGCAAACTATTTTAGGTTTTTCAATTTTGGACATTTTTTTTGTCCATTTTTGAAAAGTTAAAAAAAGTCTTGAACTAAAAAATACGATATTTTATATAATAAATGTATTTTCATACTTAAAGAAAATAAATTTGTTTTTATTGGTTAAAAATGTTACTTATCAATAAACACTTGTTTCGATATATTTTTAATTATTTTTTCTTCCTTTTCATACTCATTATCACCAGAACCTCCCATAGATTCAATAATAATCTTGTTGTATTGGTCGGAAAATTTGGAATGATACGTATTACAATCCGGATGTTTTTCTTTAAATTTTGGTATTAAATTTTGATTCTTACAAGTGACTTTTCTAACGACCTTGTGTAACTTCTTTTTCTCTTCATCTTTTTCCCATTTATCTTCATCTTTAATATACATGGTTTCCCTTTTTTTATCTGTACAATGAACGGGTCTTTGCGTAACATCAAGACCCTTAAGATTCTTAATAATTATATTAGAGATACCTTCAACGTAACCTAACTCGCCGACACCCTCCAAATCAGCCAATTGTAATTTTATGGAATCAACGAAATCCGTAATGTTCATAGCATCTTTACACGTTTCGTTTAAAAAGAAATTCAAGTTGAAGGCTTTGTTATGTGAATTCGTATGAGTATTAGTAATATTAGTAGTGTTATTTGTTCCATTTTCTATTACTTTCATCATCATATTTTGTTGTTCTATCATCATTGTTTTCAATTCTTTATTTTCATTAATTAACATCATAATTAAATTTTTATCTGTAACTTCATCGTATTTTTTTTCTTCTTCTAGAAGACAATTCTTTGTTGAACATATATTATTTGACTTGTGTTTCCATAATCCGGAATTTGTCATAAATTTTTTACCACAATCACAAAAAAAATTTTTTTCAAGTTTTTTTATTTCCACGTGATTTCCATTGACAGCATTTATATGTTTTGGTCTTATTATGTGTCTATCCCAATCTCCCTTTTGTGAGCATTTAAAGTTACAGTAACTACAATGATAATTTAAAAAGTTTTTTTCAAGTTTTTTAATTTCCTTAATATCCATATATAGGAAATAGAAAAAAACTTTTCATACTTTTATAAAAAATAAAAAAAAATTTATCGTAACAAAATTGAAAAACTTTTTTCTACAATGAGACCATAAGAATTTTTTATGGTCTTAACGAAGGATTTTCGCATAA